AAATCTAGTTAATACTAAATCATCATCGGGATCAGTTTATCTTGGTAAAGACAAAGGTACTCTTAAAACAAATGGAGTATATCTTAACGCTAAAGTCTTAGATGGAGAATACGGCCAATATGGGCAGATAAATCCACAGAAGATAGAGAACGCACCTAATACAGACGAGTTACCTTTCTAATATTGAGGCATTTGTTTTTGTAAGATTTGACAATGTAAGTCCTCTGCCTGGGCAAGGAGGGTCATGGTTTTGATACCCATTCATTGAACTTGCTGCTCCTTTTAAAGTGACCGATGCTTATGTGGTTAAAAGCATTTTGCAAACACATTTGAAAGAAGATATGAGTTCCCATCGAGGACAGAGAAGAACCACAACCCCCATATGGGTTCATAACTTTTCTAGTAAGCAAGTAATCCTGTAAGTCCCAGACCCTTTATATATTTCATTCAAGACTTAATTATCATGCAAACAAAATCTATTACATATTTTGTTGAAGATCCCAACCTAAAGGTTAGATTTAAAATAATTAATGGTGTACGTTATTGGCTTACACAACCTCCTAAAACATACGAAAGATGAAAAGAGATGAAACTCCTTCTGGTAAAAAACTAGACTGTTTAAAAGAAATTAGAAGAAAAGGATTGGTTAAATTATTGCTTGATGTTGAACTTCGTGGTGTTGAACATAGAGTTCATATTACAAGCGACTCAAGAGCAGACCTTACAGTGCATGATGGGGATTGGGTCAACGATCACATAAGGACTGCTATTGTTAAACATAACTATGAAATAAATAAAATACCAAAACTACAAGTAAAAGACTTCACAATCAAAGAAATTAAAGAGTATGAAAACACAAAAAACAATGTTTAAAGGATTTGTAACTTTCAAAAAATGTGGTTACATACCTACAACTATTTCAAATTGCAGTAAATACACATTAGATAGATCTGATTATGGTGTTTATCTAAACGAAGATCAAGATATTGCAGAACATCATAAAAAATCATTTAAATGTTGTTTTGAAAGAGAGTTAAAATTTTTATATGAGAACCAAGAAAAACCTTTATATGCATCTACAAAAAAATACCCAAACGCACCATTTATTGTTTTTAAAAAATAAAAAAAATTATGACACAATCGAATAAAAAAATTGTAGGACAAAAGTTTGAAATAAATCAAACCGTAAAAAGAAATCATACAGTTGGTTATTCTGCCAGCAAGTATGCACAGTTCACTGGAAAAATTAAAGAAGCTTTTACACGAAAAAATAAGTTAGGAGTGCCACAATATTATTACAAAGTCTTTTGGCAAGACGGTAGATCATCTGAACACGCTCAACATAGTCTTAAGTCTGTATCGTAAAGTCTTTTTCTTTTTACATTCATCTTTCATTTCTTTTATTGCATGTAAAGCTTCAAGTTCTGCAATGCGACCTAACATACCTGCTAAAAATATATCCTGTTTCATTTGATGTCTAATTAAATTTATGCAATGTTTCCTTACTTCATCAATATCTTGATTATTCATTATTTCTCTACACCTTAATTCAACAGATAATTCTAATTCTGGTGTGGGTTCTTCAAAATCTATATTGAAGAAACTATCTGTAGTCATTTGGTTATGTCATCCTTTCCAAACATATCAAAATTTGCTAGATTTGCCATAACTACCCTGTAGCCTAAATGCTACCTCCTCACACAAAGGGGTAGTTACTAACTATGGAAGATCAAGAAGAAAAGCAAGGACTAGGGATTATTGGAAACGCAGTACAATTAGTAATTCTTGGATGGTCTCTGGGTGTTATCTCTTGGTCATATTTTAATCCAAATCCTACCAGACAAATTGATACGACTTTTGCTGCCGGATTGCTGTCAGCCGTCATGAGTAACTATGGGCTAAATGTTAAAAAAGCTACTGAAAATAAAAAGATGAAAGGTAAAATTAATATAGTAGATAACAAAGATTCAAAAGCGGGTATTTCCAACACATGATTAAAAAATTACTACCATTTCTTTTCTTTTTTACACCCACTGCAAGTTATGCAGATATCTCTCATTCAATTCAAAATATAGTTTCTGTCTCAACAATAGGAGCATCATCCACATCAAATCGTGTTGGTACTACTTTCTCTGCATCAGGTACAAATGTTACTCCAACTGCCAGTGAAACTGCTAATGCTATTGGTACGTTAGATTTAACGGATAATCAAATCACTAATGGTGTTCCAACTATAGATTCAACAACCACCTATGCGGTTACTACAGCAGGAGATGCATGGTCTGTAAGTGAAAGCTATATACAGGGTGATGCTATTCCTACTGCTGGTACTACAGTTACGAATGGTGTTGTACCTGCTTTGCAAATTTTCGGAGATACAACAACAGTAAGCGGAGGAGATATAGGTACTACAGCCATAACAATGGACAGTGGTGGTGCTATGACTGTCAACCTTTCTGACACAGGAGCAGGAGTTACAGCACAGATGTCCAATACAATAAAATTAGAAATTGATTAATGAGGTGGCTTGTACTTTTATTTCTTGCAATACCTAACGCAAAAGCTGGAAGCATTACACCAGCATTTACTACAGGACAGATTGAATCTACCAGTACAAGTAAAACAGTTATCGTTGAAACTATCGTTACTGAAAATTATAGAACAGGATATTCATATTCAATGCAGGGAACTAATGTTAAACCATCACAAGGTACAGTTATTTCACCAGACGCAACCTATACAAACACGCAAACTATTAATGGAGTGTCCTTTAAATGGGTAACTCCAGAATTAACAACAAAACCACAATGGGAAGTGGTAGATCCAACAAAAGCATTTTCGATTACAGAAAACTTTTTAGCTCCTGGGTTGGACGCAACAAGCACGATCCAAAGAACTATAAACACAGAAAGTCAGACTACAAGTTTAAGTATCTTCTCGCAATAATTTTACTTAGCTTATCGCCCAAAACCCTTGCAAATACTGTAAGCTCGCCTTCTGCGAGTTCTAGTGGTACGGTGATTAATAACGGGTATCAAAGTATATCGGGAGGCTTTCCAACTCACAGGTTTTCAAATGGAATACAATGTCAGCTACCCACTCTTGGAATCAACCCCTTCATTACTAAAGGAGAAAATTTTAGCCTACCAAGATCTACAACAACTAGAACCAACATATACGATCTTTCAGAAGATGCTAATGGTAATCTTATTAATCCTGGTCGTATCCTTTACACTTCAGAACAGCCAAGACTAGATCAGACAACATATAATTTGAATTACGGAGTGACTATAAGCTTACAGATACCTTTAGGTAAAAGGTTTGATGATATGTGTCTGAGAGCAGCAGAGGCTAATGTACAAGGACAGGAGTTTGCATTGACCAAGCTGAAACTTGAAGCTAATTTAGCAAGACTTAAGATATGTGCAGAACAGCTAAAACTTGGTGTTAAGTTCGTTGGAGATGATGCTGTTACCTGTAAGAATGTCGTATTAACTAGCGTTCCAAATCAAGTATTACCACACACGCACGAAATCAAGACAAAAAAATAAGCATCAGCCCTGAACTCGCTACCCATACAACGGCATGGAGGTTTACAGGTAAGTGATGCTTAAAAGCACCCGTCCTGGGCTCACGTTAGACTACCCTTTCGAGTAGGGGCTTGCAGGTATGGAGTGCTTATATATCATTCTAACATCATAGTTGGGCAAGTCAACGGCCCTTGTTATTCTTGCCCTTATTAAATTTAGCAAGAATCTTTTTAAATATAATCTTACTTAAACCCTTGATGATAGGTAAAAGTAATGGAGTGGTGGCAGCAATGAGAGAAATAGTAACGACATTAAGAGCAGCACTAGGACTCGGTAATACAGAGTCAATAAACGTGATGTCCTCATACAAAGTTATGCACTCTATTCCATCTTCACCTCTTTTATGTCCAGAGACACGTTCCAATCGTTTTTCGTTACGAAAGTCGCCCACTCTTTGATCTTTTTTACTAGGACAAGGTAAAGTTTCTTCTTCTTTCTTCTTTTCTTTAAGGGATGGTTTTACTTTTGTTTTTTGCTTTTTAGCTTCATTTTGAACAGGGTTACTCTCCGTATATATCAACTCATTCATATCAAATCTTATTGGATCGAATGACGGGATCTGACCTTCTGGGCAGGTAGTAAACGTACCATTGGGATCTGCTATTAACAAAGAAGGGTTGCGTGTTGTCTTTAAATCTCTATGAAATAAGTTACAGCCTGGTATCTGACCTTCTAATTTATGTTGTGTAAAATATGGTGTCTCAGGTATCTCAATACTTGGTAATTCTATTTGAGGTACTTTAATCGTAGGCATATTTAGGCATTAAAACCTCTACATCAGAATGACATTTTGGACAGGATAAATTAGTAATCATTGAATACTCTTCCTGTAGATGAGGTAAACAATCTTCACTAATGCTATGATCTCCGCCCCAGATTAATTCTGTTTGACAATGCCAGCAGTTCATTTTTTAAAAGGTATAGAAATACCTGTTGTACTTGGGATCGCCCCATCTAATGCTTTAGGCATCATCCCTGATACTTTACTCATAACTTTCTCCATCATCATCTTTTCAAACTGTGGGCTGGTTATGTAACGAAAACCTGCATAAGCTCCACCTAAAGTTGAAATGCTGATTACAAACGATACGATGGATAAAATTGAACTAATTTTAGAAAGCATTTTAAAAAATGATAAGAGGTGTATTCGTAGTTATTTATATGTTAATCATAACTACAGTGTGTGTAAGCACACCTCTATTCATATTAAGTTACATACTTAGAACTTGTACTTCAAGCCAAGTTTTGTTCCGTAAGAGTTAGTTTTATCTGTAACGATAGAAAGCTCACCGTAAAAATCTATTTTGTCTGTAGCAGCTACAGAACCACCAACTTTACCAGAAAAATCTGTACTTGATTCGCCATTATCAGGATTAGACAAAAACGCACCACCTTGTAGATAGTAAGTAGCAGAACTATTGCCGCCTTCATACCCTAGATGAACGTCCGTTCCGCTTCCTGAAAAATTTTTTCCTTCGTAAGAGCCATTGTTTTCTACGTTTAAATAGAACCCCGCAAACGCTGGTGTTGATAGTGCTGATGCAGCAGCTATTGTTAATACTTTTTTGAGCATTTAATTAAAAAAATTAAAGTTATATACTAATTGATTTCAAATGCTTTTCAAGGTTTTGTTACTACGACATGATCTTGTTTTACACGCTCCACTGCAATATATCTTTCTTTGTTCCATCGTATTAAAATTTGCACCACAAACAGGACACTTTCTTATAAGTATCCCCTCTACTTTTTTACTTCTATACCTGTCTCTAATTTCGCTTGTAATCTATCTTCTATGACTGCTTTTATTGCATGAATTTTTAATTCACATTTTCTTTGAATATTAAGAGCGTCCTGATAATGTTTTTCATATAATTTTAAATCTTTTTGTAACTGTTCAATTGAAGCTCTTGCCATGTTTTAATTCTGTAAATAAAAAATTTTAGGTATTCCAACCATCAGAAGTTTTTATATTTAAACTAGAAACTTCACTCCATGTGCTTGCACCTGTTTTTATATATACATTACTAACTGTTGACCATGTATTTGCACCTGTTTTGATATATACGACATTAACTGGATCGCTTGAACTTGCAGTAGCTGGTAAAACAAATACAATACCAAGTGGTCCGATAGCTTCTGTTTCTGTTCCTTTTGCTGCAACATTACAGAATATACCTAATGGACCTACGATATCTAGAGTTTGTAAATCAGTTTTGGTTTGTAAAGCCATTTATTCTTCTTCTGACAATTCTTCAGCTAATTTTGCTGCTTCTTCTTCTTCTAATTGTTTACTTAGTAAAAGATTTGAGGCTTTTTCTTCTATTACTTTTTGCACATCTTCATCTGTAGGTTCTGTACTAAAATTGCCGTGAAAAGTATTGCCATTTTCATCTTCTGCAATAATTAACCAATCTCCTGCTGGTCTATAATCTTTCATTTTAATTGTATAAGTCATTAGGCTTGTGTTACTGAAAATGTGTCAATGTGTACTGTTTGACTTGTAGAATAAGCCAGTAATAACGCATGAATCGTTGCTACGCCACTAACAGTAGGAGTAAAATTTAAAGTTACCTGCTCCCATGTATTAGCAGTACCTCCAGAAGTAGTTAATGACTTAACATCGCTTGTAATACCTAAATGTAAATTAGGTCTTGCTAATAATGCTAAACCACATTCATCATGAGTGCCAGTACCTGAGCTTGTAGCTGATCTTCTAAAATATATTGATGCTGTCACTTGTGCATTAGCTACTACCGCTACTTCTGCAACTTTAAATTGGATAGGATTTTTATAACGATTACGTTCATCGTTTACTTGCTCAAGTACATTAAATTTCCAAGAATAACCACTACCCGATTGTGTAATTGAAGAGTCACTTACAATCAAGCCGTTATTATAATAAATTCTGTGATCATTAGCAGTGTTGTTATAATCTATAAATGTATAACTTGGTTTTCTATCTTGTGGCACAGACTCATAGAAATCATCATAAAACAAATTAACATTATCACTAAAATTACAATTAACGTATGAAAAACTTAAGTGTAAGAAGTAATAATGAAGTGTCGTATTTTTAAAAGTGCAATTATAAAATCTTAAATTCCTCAAGCCTTCTGAATCATTTGTTGTATAAAATACAATAGGTATAGACCTGGGTGACGTGCCATTAAAAGTGCACCCTGTAAAATATGAGGGTTCATTATTGCCTCCACATTCATGATAATAAATGGTATTTGTAAATTCAGAATTTACCCATAAAGGACCAGCAACACCTGGAACATCTGAAGTATCCGCGCCACATCCCAATACTTTGCAATCTTGTAATTTTACAGGCATACATATACTAAATTCTCTGTGATACATAAAATAACAATTAGACCAAATAGTATTAGGTTGACTAGACTCATAAACTTTACTGGACGCGTATGGATTTTTATTATTACCCATCACAAGACCTACATTAGATACTGAAGTAAGAGGATTAACTTGAAGAGACATATACATGTGCGAATTAAATTGGCTAAACCAACTCATTGCATTAGTATCCTGTGAACTCATATCAGTCGTATTCCAGCCACCACTTACTGTACACATAAGATCAGTCTCACCATTTAAATTAATTTGGTTACAGGCATAATCTTCTGCTGAGTTATAATATCCAGCATCAGGAGTAAATGGGTCTACTTTATATGTTGTAACTGTACCTGTAGTTTCATTTTGTCTTAGATGATTAGCATTAGAATTAGTATTTACGGTATTTATTCCATAGGTAGTAGAATCTTCGTGATTAAATTTTAAAATAATAATATTATCTACAATTCCATCTATTCCATAATAATTAGCCGTATTAGTGGTACCTTTACTTATAAGACTTCCCAAATGTAAAGAATCTGCTGCTGATTTTGCTTTACACGCAATAATATTTTCTAAAATAATTTCAATATTACTATGTTCAGTTTCTACATCAGCATATAAAGCAACTGAATTTATGTTACTTCCTAAATTCGCACCATTATCATAAGTCCACCAAAACCAACTATCAGAATCATCACCTGGAGGTGGTGTTATTGGAATAGTATTTACAACAGTATCACCTTGAGTATCACTACATAATCTTAAAGAAAATATACCACTATCATTTTTCTGACCAGAAGGTATATAATCCCAAATATATCTCAAACTAATTTGTTGATAAGCACTTAGGTCTAAAGCACTATCCAATTGGCAGTAAGCAACTTTACCTGTAGCATCATTTCCAGGTTTAAAATATCTTGACGCATATCGTTGTGTTTTATAATGAGAACTTTCTAATCCTGTTGAACCTTGCACAGCAGTCCATGGTTTACTTGTTCCAGTACCACTTGATGAACCGTTTGTAGCACTTAAACCATTACTGCAAAGAATATTTTTTATAGGACTACTTGCCAACTTTACACAGAATTCACTTACTTTATAAATGGATTCCGCTTCAGTATGTGTTGCTTGACTTTCCGTACCATCTAATGTGAAATTATCATTATCAACTTTAGTTACTGCATAAAAACCATAATAAGTAGAGTCAGTTCTTAATATGATATCACCAGTTATTAAGCCATGAGCAGTTTTATTAGCACTAACAGGATTGCTATCATTAGCTTTTGTAAAACTTACACTTTCAACTTTCTTATCTAACAGTCTAGAGCTTGTTCCAGCATTTGCTGTCCATGTTCCATTACCTAAAGATGTAGGTGAGGATTTAATTATCCTTATTTCGTCATCTCTTCCTATAAAACCGTAAGGATTAACATTACTACTTAACAAAGTTTTTCTTCTGTTGGCAAAGGATTGACCATTATTAGAATCGTTGCCGTTAACTGGATCAACATAAAATACTGTCATTAGAATTTAACCCATAAATCACCAACATCACCATCGCTACTTGTTGGAGCAGATGATGATGCATGTATTTTTCTCATGCCAGCAGTAGCAACTGCTGTCGAGTTAGCAATAATTGTACCTGTGCCACTGATATTATTAGATTGCATATCTAAGTTACCACCTAATTGTGGTGTTGTGTCTTCAACTATATTACTTATTCCACTGCTACCTCCACCACCGGTTTGATCTGCAACCCAAGCATAATCAGAACCGTTCCAGCTTAAAATTTGACCGGAGGAAGCACTGCTAACATTAAGATGGCTATCAACACTGGAGTCTGTATAAGCTGCAGTCTGTGCAACCCAAGATGTACCTCCTGATCCATTTGATTTTAAAACTTCTCCATCAGAACCATAATCTGACGGAAGAGTAAATGTAATATCTCCAGAAAAATCAGCGTGAGCCGGTGCCTTTATACTTGCATAATGTGCATTACTAGATTCACAATATAAACGTAATTCTGATTGAGAACCTGTGTTCTTTATACCTAAAATACCACTAGATATGAAGTTGGAATTCATATCTAGATCACCTCCTAACTGAGGTGTAGTATCTTCGCTTAAATTTTGAAGATAACTAGAAGGAACAGAAGTTAAATATGTATTTGTATCAACTGTATAACTGCCAGCACCAGTACGCTTCATAAACCCATTGGAGGTGAAATCACCATCCATGACCGCACCAGCACTGGCAACATTAGTTGCGTCTGTTACATCAGCACTCGCTTCTATACCATCTAATTTAGTGTGGTCAGCATCAGTAAAAGCATTTGTATCGCTTTCACCTTCGTATAAACTTTTTATCTCGGCACCAGTTTGATCTGCTGTCGCTGAAGCTTCAATACCTGATAGCTTAGTCTTTTCAGAATCCGTAAAAGCATTTGTATCGGAATTTGCTTCGTAAGCAGTTTTAATCTCTGAATTTGTTTGATCAGCAGTTGCATTGGTTTCTATACCATCAAGTTTTGTATGATCTGCATCTGTAAATGTATTAGAGTCTGAAGCTGCCTCCACTGCTGCTGCTATCTGTGCAGCACTTATAGCTCCTGTATTACCATTAACAGATAAGACCTGATCTGTAGGTGTTAATAACTCTGTAAAATCTGCCATGGTTCCAGCAGTTCCACTGTTTCTTACATAAGATTTATTCTGATCACTTCTTACAACAACATCACCTTCCTGTGTCGTCAAAGCTAATTGTGCAGATTCATTTGCTGCTGTCTGCACAGTTGTGAGTGCTATTTGATCAACATTAAAAGTAGTGCCATCTAAAGTTAAACCCGTTCCAGCAGTGTAAGTTGTATCACTACTATTTGCATCAACATACGCTTTTACTGATTGCTGTGTAGGGACTTTAGTTGCACTGTTCGATGACATATTATCTTCATCAACAACAAAGCTCATTGCAGCAGTTGTACTATCGCTATTCATGACTGCACCAGCAGCATCTACATTAGTTGCATTGACGGTGGCATCAGATCCATCAGCACCATCGTTACCAGCAGGACCTTGTACCCCTTGAAGACCTTGCGGACCTTGAGCACCTGTTGCGCCTGTTGCGCCATCAGCCCCATCGTTCCCATCTGCTCCGGCAGGACCTGTTGCACCAGTAGCTCCTGTAGCACCTGTAGCTCCTGTGTCACCTTTTGGTATTGTAAAATTTAAAACTGCTGCTGTGCCAGTTCCAGTATTAGTGACAGAAGCATCAGTCCCAGCATCACCTGTGCTTGTAGTACCAATAGTGACAGTTGCAGAGCCAACACCTTGCGGACCTTGTGGTCCGGTTTCGCCCTGTGGTCCTTGAGTCGAAACAGTGACTACTCTAGTTTCACCATTAACAGTAACAGTATTTTTTGTTGTTGTGATGTTTACGGAAGTCATGTCGTTGAGTACCCTTCACTAACAAATATAGTACCTTCTAAATAATACTCTTTGTTACCAGATCCATCTACAAGTAAAACATCATATTTTAAAATGTCTGGACTAAAAGTAGCTGTCTGTACGTCTGTTAATGAAATACTGACTGAACCTGCTGTTCTATCTGTATATGAGACAGAAAAATCAGCAAATTTTGTGGTGCGTGTTTCTTCCCAAACTTGAGCAACAACAGTAAACCCCGTAAGATTTATAGCATTATTATCACCGTCTTTAAATAACAAGGGAATAGAATGATCTGATCTCCTTTGTAGTGTAAAGTTATAAGTCCCTGGTTCGATTGCCATAGTTTTTTAATCCTTAATAATATATTTGTAAAGCAATTGTACTAAGCACTTTCAAGAGCTTCAACTTTATTTATAAGTTCTTGTACAGCAGCTACAAGCAAAGGTACAAGTTTACTTTGATCTATACCTTGATATATAGGTTTGTTATCAGAATTAACTTCGTCTTTTGTTCCTGTTATAGCCTCTGGCACAACAGATGACACTTCATGTGCTAAAAATCCATCCAATATTGTGCCTGAATCAGCCTTAAAATTGAATTTGTAAGGTTTTAATTGTTTTATCCTTGTAATACCATCAGATATTGCAACTTCATTTTCCTTTAATCTATAGTCAGAACTGGTGTTATATGAAGTAGCACCAGCATTATTAGTCACAATACTTCCAGTATTAGTTCCAGCGGAATTATAAAATTTTAAATGGGTTGCACTTCCTGACACTAAAGCTTGCGTTGAAATACCAAATTTAGTATTATTATCAAATTTAATATTTAAAGCCCCTACAGTAGTTGAATCATCACCAATAGCGGTTTCAGTTCCTAAAAGAAATTGTCCAGATGAATTTACACGAAATCTTTCAGCACCGCCAGTTACCACGTTAAAAGTATCAGCAGCAGAACTAAATAAACCTGTATTAGTATCATCATCAAAAAATAATGAAGGACTTGAAACTGAGCCATCTGGCAATGGTAAAGCTCCATCAAATTTTCTTAAGTTTACAAAAGCGTTGTTAGCAGCGTTTCTTAGCTGTAACATTGAATCTGTAGTATTTGCAAAATTTTGAAGAGCATAAGTTGTTGAAGGTGCTGAAGATCCAGAATTATTTGATGATATTGCCTGTAAGACACTATTAATATCAGCCCTAACATTTGCTCCAGTGGAGTTATCTATAACGTAATCGTGTTGAGCCATGTCCTAATTTAAAATTTTTTCTAAGTATATCTTAATTCAACTTTAACTACCACGTCCAAAACCTACAGCAGTGTAACTAAATGTTTTGTTTATAGCAGTGTCACTGGAATTTAAAAATTTAATTGTAAAGCCACTTCCAGATATATTTGTTATCTGAAATCTTTCATCAGCAGCTAAATCATTTTGACTAATGGCAATAAATGGTTTTTGAGTATCAACACCAACGCTAGTTTCTGCTGCTCCTGTGAAAAACCCTTGATCAAAAGTAACAGCTAAACCAGATGCACTTGTACCGCTACTTAAATTACTTTTTTGTTCTACTCTCTGATCTAACTCTGCTTTGTAACCTAATTGATCTATTTCAATACTTTGTGCTGGATCATTGGATTCTAATTCACATTTAAATTTAAAACCTCTTCCTAAATATGTTCCATTTGTAAAAATGTTAAATGTCTTACCTGTAAAATCACTATCCTGATAACTAGATCCGTTAGATGGTGCTGTGCTTGTAGTAGCAACAAGTAATTTTGCATTAACATCAAAGGCAGTTGCACCATCAAAATCAGTCCAGCTATCTACATTTGCTGTTCTCTTATCAATAAAATCATTAGGGTAGAAACCTTGTGTGACAAAATGCCTTGTCAGACGTAATGGATTTACAGCACCCAAATCAAGAATTTTTGCAAAATCATAACTACCACCTGTCAAGAAATCTACATCGCCGATAAAATCAAAATCAGCTATAGCATCAAAATCTGTTGCATCATCTAAAGTTTCAGTTGATCCCAAAACCAAACCATTAACTTCATCAGAGAAAAAACAATCAGATTTAGTACCAGCGAAAGGAGGAGAATCTGTATCTTCTCTATCGCTAAAAACTAATAATTTAGGTTGTGGATCAGGGTTAATAACAACAACAGATGCCTCTCCAGAACTTAATCTACCGCCATCGTCTCTGAATTTAAGAATATACTCACCATCAATAGCAGGTAAGATCGTTTCACTTACTGATCCTGGTAAGGCGGGAATTAAGTCAACAGAATTAGTAAACGTACCAGTGCCATCTGTTAAGTTACTATGTCTTATAACAACATTACCTCCATGAATTACATCAGGATCTATAGATTTATCAAAACGTAATCTTACAAGCTTATCTGATATTGGTTCTATTTTTATATTTTGCACGTCTCCTGGTACAGCAGTTTTTCCTAAAGCATCGAAAATAAAAGGTGTTGGTTCGGCAGAAGGTTGAAGTATCGAATTTAATGAAAATATTCTAAATTCATATCTTCCTTGTAATGAATCTAAAATTTCTAATTCTGAATTTTGTGTTCTAACTGTTGTAAAATTACCGTTATCAACTCTGAACTGAATTTCATATCCATTAGCATTAATATTATGATCGAAATTTAAATTTAATCTAGTTCTAGCCTTATCATTTTCTACAAAAAATTCTTCTGTTACATTAACATTATTAGGAGAATCAACCAATTTATTCAGAACAGTTATATTTCTTACTGGTAATGGAGATCCATCTTCTATAAAAGCGTACTTTCCTTCAATGTAAGACGTTGCAGTTATTGAGTAATTATCTTTATCTTCAGTAATACTCACAACTCTCCATTGAGCAGTCTGTAAAGTTGTATTCTCTAAAATCCAAACACTATTAGAATTTGGAGCAGTATCGACTAAAGTACCGCTTGAATTTTTCATTTGAAAATTTTCACCACTAGCAAGTGTTATTACCGCACCACTTATAGAAGCTACATTTTTAGTGCTAACCGTTCCATCAGGCATTATTACGCTAAGTGTCGGGCTATTTGTAGAATCTAAATCTGTATCAGATGTGTTATCTACAGTTAGAGTATTTGTTGTTGCAGAACTAATCCTACCTCCTCTTCTCAGACCCGCTTTTACTGGATCACTTACTTCAATTACCTGTCCTGGTCTAACAACTACTCCCTCTGCTAAACCAGTTGCAAAACTAATTGTTTCTGTAGCATTTTGTTCTTCAAAAAGAATAAATCTGCCTAATCTTCTAGCTTGATTTCTTGAATTACAAGCAAAACCTGTTATTTTTTTATGAATAATTCCATATTTATTTTTAGCAGTAGTATCTTCAACAGTTTCAAAGTTTAATTCTTGATTTTCCATGTCAAAGTAAGACACAGATACAACAGTAGACCTTGTTTTTAAACTCGTTCCAGAATATATAAAACCTTCAGCAGTTACATTAGACAAATTAAATAAATAACTTGGATCTGTAGGTCTATCTTGCGTAAGAGTAAGAGATCCAGCGTTCCAAAATGTCATGCCTCTCATTACAGAACTAAGAGACATAACTGTTTTATATGCATCTTCTCTTTTTTGAAGAACTACGTTACAGCTAAATCTAGGTTCTTGACCTCCATCTCCATCATCAACTAGTTCAGAGCAATAAATAGAAGCACTGAAAAAAGCAAATTTATCAAGTTGAGTTTCAGTTATATGATCTCCTAATCCATACCTACTATTTGTTAAGAGATCAAATAATATCCACGCAGGGTCACTTGTCCAATGTTTAGTGGTAGTAAGTGTTCCATTAAATGTTCCACTATAAGTTAATCTTCCATTTGTCGAATCTACAGTTGCATTATGTGGAATTTTAACTTTAACTCCACGAATCCTGTACATGCGATCTGGAACAGTTGGAAACTGTTCAGCATCAAAACGTAAGTAAAGATGAGCTATATCAGGATAAGGTCTTTGCTCATCTATTATTTTGGTAAAAGATGACCATGAAAATGTATCAGTAATCCTTTCACTAGTACTATCGGCAGAATCCCGACCAACCGTTACCTGTATTGGAAAAGAGGCATTATCTTTAATAGGAATTAGAAAATCCCTGCTATAAGAATTTCTGGATTTTCCTCTTATAGTAAATTTTGAATTATTTGAGAAATTAAATAAAAGTGTACCAAAAAGACCAGCAGGCAAAATAGAAGGTCCGTCACTATCAGTATTTTTATTAAAAAGACTTTCAGTTCCATCATTTTCAGTTATCTTTATGAATACATCAACAGAAGTTCCTATATTCTTGCCATTTTCTTCATTAATGTTAACGAGAGCATTAAAAGTAATTGTGACCCTAATAGCATCAATAGTTGAATCACTTATAGTCCTTGTAACAGGTGAAGCATTAGTTACTTCCACTCCTACAGCCTCTTCATTTTCAATATCACTAATCGCCTTTATAAAAGTTTGATCTGACGTTCCAAATCTAGGCTCAAATTTAATTCCTTTAAAATTAAAGTCAGCTTCTGTAATGTTACTTGGGTCTGCACTTGGCCTAACGATAGGTGTCGATGATAAAAATATATCTTTTAAAGCTGCTTTATTATAAGCTTCAGTTCCTTTTGTTAATCCTGCTGCTGAAGGAAAACCTTCAATTTCTCCTTCACTTATTACTTCAATAAGATTTATTGCTTGCTTGCTTTGTATGGAATCTAAATTAACAATTACGTTTGCAGGACCACCTCCGTTGAACCATTTAAAAGGGTTTAACTGAATTTCTTTTCGTCCTGCTCCAGGATGTATTTCAGCAACTTTAAACATAATTAACCTGAGAAGTCATCTGTATCAACACCTCCTGACACTACAAGAGATCCTGTAAATATTTCCCCATATACAACTGGTATGGCAACACCTGCTCTTATAGTATTTTGTATTCCATTAAATGTAAAACTAGCTGGATCGTCAGAAGCCCCACCAAGTTCTTCTGTAGGAGTTAACATTTGTGCTGCTCCTGATAAGGCTAAATATATACCTAAATTTCCTGCTGATGCTAAAAGTGCTCCTCCACCAGAAGTTCCAAACAATAAAGGATTACCTCCTCCTAAACCTAATCCTACATTTCCAGTAAACACAGCAGCACCAATAAGCACTGCTCCTAATATAAACCTTCCAAGGCCTCTTCTTGCTCCCATAATTACTGGTACGATTTTTATTTCCTGACTTCCTGTAGGAGTATCTAATTCAGTCTCATTAATCTCATAATTTCCTACTTTAACGCAATAGTTTTGCTCCATCATGTGAGATTCCAATCTAGGAAAATTAGCAATTAAAAATTTAAAAGCATCTACTGGAGATGATATTTCTGCTTCAAAAGTACGCTCTCCCAAGAATCGAGCTAACCTACCGTAAACTTTAATTTTACTGAGCATAGCGATACCTCTTCTTTGTACAGTCTATATGGTCTTGATCGTAAAGTTCTCTGCAACTAAGTCTTTTCACACAATGTTGAAAGATAGTTTGATTTCCTAAATACAAAGCCACATGATCTAATTTACCTGTGTTTGTTGTGTCCATAAGAAGAACATCACCTTCTTTTAAATCTACCGTATCTTCCAGTTCAACAAAACCAGTTAAAGGTAAACCATATTCAAATAATGGATTCTTTGAAAATTCTTTTGGGCTTTTTGGTCTATCCCAATGTTTTAATTTGATATTTCTTTTTTCTTCATACCAATCATGTATTAAGCTCCAACAATCCTGTACACCCCAAACCCATTCTCTGCCAATCAATCCTTTCTTATAACCAGAAGGTTTGAAGTGATGCCATTCTTTTGTTTCTGGAGTGACGATATAGAAAGGTAGATCTAAATATTCACAACTGGCTAAATCAGCTTCACTAGGATATGGAGGATGATTTGGATGACTATGTATTACTGCTATAACTTCACCTTCATCTTCAGCTTTCATCCAATCATCAGGATCTAAAATAAAATGTTCTCCCTGTTCTTCAGCAATATTTTTACAAGGATAATATTTTTCTTTACCTTTATAAATAGTCAATAAACCACAAGCTTCCTGTGGTGAATCTTTCTGTGCATGTTCTAATGCAATATCTTTCCAACTCATCCTAAAAATGCTCCAATACCAGGGAAAATATCTTTAGTAGCAATTCTTTTTGGTAATTTTACATTTACTACATCCAAAGCAGATTGAGCTTCCCATGTGACAACACTTCTATTCTCAGTAACTTTACGATCTAATATATAAATTTCTTGAGGAAATTCTGCTGTGGGATCTGGTGTACCAAAAGGGTTTGTACTTCCAGTAAAATTCACAGCATCTAAAAATTTAGCAAGAGTTCTAATTCTTGTTAATGTTGCACCATTTAAATCATTTCCAACAGTTGTTGTATTTACGTCTTGAAGAATAGTAGTTATTGTT